ATGAAAAAGGGGGGTGTCTTTTTGCGACACCCCCCTCCCCCATCAAGAACTCCCCGAGACCACCATTTTGTAGAGGCCGAGGACATTCTCGCGACAGATTTCCTGAACAGCATCCCGAATTGCAACCGACTGGTCAAGTTCGGAGAGGTCGTCAGACGTACGAACAATCCTTCCGAGAAAGGACAGCGTGTGGTAGCCGGCACTGGTGTCGAACTGATACCACTGTTCGAACTGAGTGAACGGATCGTATGGATTGTCCGTTGTAGTAACCATGTACTGTTCCATCCTTCGATCCTCCTTTCTCAGATGTACTTCTTGAGTGTGGATAGTGAGACACCAAGAGCATCTGCTACATCAGACTGTGTGTACCCTGATGCCAGCATGGCTTCTGCTCTGCGCTGCTTGATCGACGTCATAGCTTGGTTGGTCTTAGGTGTAGCCAACTGCTTGACGACTGTGAGATCAGCGTTCTCCAGGATCTGTGTGAGCTTGTAGTTACTGATCGCTCCTGCCTGGATGGCTGCCCACTGTGACTCTGTGATCTCGATGAGTGTCTTGCCTGCGCCTGTTCTTGCACGTGCCTCAGCTAGAGCTTGACCCTTGACCTTCTTGAGTTCAGCCTTCTCCATGTTTGGATTCTGAGCACGCTTGGCTGCGACCCAGGTGTTTGCTAGAACCTGGGCCTGCCTTTCAAGGGGCTTCTTGCTAATCGCTATACTAAGCGCAGCATCCAGCTCCTTGACTTCCTTGTCATACGCCTTCTTTGCAGAGGCGTTGTATGCAACAGGCTTAGTTGCAACCATCTCACGACGGGCCTCATTAGCAAGGTCCTTCAAGCGATTGGAGTGCTCTGCATAGAGTCGCTCCATGACAGTGCCACCATCCTTAGACAACAAGGAGTAGGCATCCTCAGTTTCAGCAAGACGCTTAGACTTCTGCGTCTTAGGTACTACAGCACCAGATGCATCAGTGTATGACTCACCCGTTTCCTTGTACACCTTCTTACCGGTGACAGGGTCAATCGGGCCGCCTTCTCTAGCAGGGCGCAGCTCACGCTTGTTAACGCGAACTGTTGCACCTGCCTTAGAGATCAGCGTTTCAGCACCACCTCGTGCGCTACCCTGGTACTTCTCCTTCAACTGAGAGATGTTGTTGTCGATGGCAGACTGCTTGTAGTTCAGCTTGTGCTTCTCTGCATCGATGACAACCATGGAGTGCTTGACAGCACGAGCAAGCTCAGATGCGTTGGCTCCCTGAATGGTCATGTCTGTGATGAGGTTAGACACAACACCCATCTGTGTGGCCTTCTCGCTGGCCGACATCACCTTCATGCCTTCGTACTGCGGATATTGCGACTTAGGATCGAAGTTCTTCAGATCCTCAAGAGCAGGCGTAGACTTCACCTTACCCAGGTTATTTGGAATCACCAGAACGGTGTCACCATCAAAGTCGGCGCCAGAAAGACGCTCCGCAACCTTGGGGCTGATGCCAACAGCATCTCGTGCACCAGCAAGAAGCTTCGAAGCTTCTGGGTGGTTGTTGTTCACGGTGAGTTCAGGAATCTCGAACGTTCCACCATGGGGGTAGCGAATCAGCGCAACCTGCTCGCCATTCCTGAAGTTAGGCGCATAGATCTGGGTTTCGCCCAAGGATTCGATCGGGAGAATCACCTGCGTTCGCTGACGAGGCAAGGCAGCCGCCTTCAGATGCACTGCAGCAGCATCCGTAGAATCGGCATACGCTTCCAACAGCTTCTTCTTGACAGCCGGGTTCTGCAGCGAGTTGATCTCGTCCAGGTCCTTCAAGCGCTGCTCATACGTCATAGCAAGCTGCGACTTAGCAAGCGAAGGCTTCTGCTTCGACAGCATCTGGGACGACAGGTTCTTAGACCACTTGTCCCAATCGCCTTCCTCATTCACGATGTTCATCGCAGAGGTGGCTTCGGTAATCTTTCCGGTTCGCGGATCGATCTTACCGATCTGTCGAGAAATGGCGGACCCGAATGGGTTGTCCAGATCCACCTCTCCATCTTCCTTCTTCTGCATCGGCTTGAGCGCATCGAGCTTGTTACCTGTGTCCGACTTGTTGGTGTTGAACATGAGGTCCACACCAGCAGGAAGATCATCCTTGTACATCGCCATACCCTTGAGGTAGTGCGTGCCATTAACAGCAACACGCACCTGAGCGTAGTTCGAACCGCCCAGCTCAACATCCTTCACTCCGGGACGAACGTAGATAACCCCATCTGCAGCAGCGCCACCATCCTCAGCATAGCGAATGCCAACACGACGCGGGTCGATCGACAGAGGCTTGGCGAGCCCGAGAAACGAGCGACCACCATCATCTGAGTAGTCCTGGATTTGCTTGATCTTGTCGCGGTTCATCCAGACATCACGCTGCGTGACACCAGGAGGACACAGGACCTTGTACTCGGTCTTGTTGCCATCCACACCAACCTGGTCGAGCTTAAGGCGGTGCAGCTCGTATCCCTGCTCACGCAGAATAGCAACAGCAGCGGCGAGCTTCTCCTTCGTGACTCCGACGTAGTTCTCAACACCGAGGCCTACATCCACGAAGTTCTTGTTGTCGACCTGGTCCTTGAGCATGTTAGCAACAGACAAGAGGTTGTCGTTGCGGTCCTTAGTTCCAGGAGCGAGCAGAGCACGAACCGAAGACTCAGGGACGCCCATACGCTGACCAATGGCAACGTTTGAGTAACCCTTGTCCTTGAGTCGCTGTGCCATAGCGATCTGAGCGGCCTTCTGCTCATTGCGCGCGATGGTCTTCTGAGCACGAAGCTGGGTTGTCGTCATCCCGAGACCCTTAGCAATATCAGTCTCGGACATCCCCTGCTTACGCATGGTAGCGACGTAGTCCAGCAGGCTCTTGTTGTGGTCCGCGATGTTGTCTCCACCAGAACCCCAAGGGTAGCGACCAGAGTGGCGTGGCGTTCCGTAGTGCGCGAAAGCTTCATCCGACTCAATAACGAACGTCATACCAGTCCCTCCAATCGAATCTGCTTGATCCTGCGATCGAACATGATGATCGTGTCCATGATGTGCATCATCTCGTCCGGGTCAGCGTCGTACAACCGGACTTCATCGTTCTGGTAGATCCTGAGCTCAGTCACGATGTCGAACGGATTGACCTTGTACTCGAGACAGAACATAGCCCCATACACGAGCAGCTGCTTCTCAGACGTAGGCGTGACACCAGTCTTGAGGTCTGAGATCCTGAGCTTGAGCTTGTTGAACGAAATGGCATCCGCAGTGCCAAAGCAGTTCTCAGAAACATAGAGGACCTGCTCGGGGATCATGCGGAAACCGATGGCGTCGTTGACATACATGTTCAACGTCGACGTTGTGCGAGGAAGTTTGATACCGAGACGGATTGCCTCAGCGGCGAACTCATGGAGCTCTGTACCTCTCTGCGCAGCCATAGCGGTGATATAAGCCTGGTCCAGCTTCTCGGGCGAGTACCCAATCCAGTGGTACTTACTCGCGCTAAGAAATGCGTGCTGTCCGGCCAGGGCCGAATGTGCGTTGAAGCGCATTGAGGACATCCTCCTCATTCTCGGGATAGATGAAAGCCGCGAAAGACATGTCGTCCAACTTCTCGACGTAGTATTCCTGATTCGGCTGGTGCTTCGAGTCTTCAGACGCCTTGACCTCAAGAGCAGCCCACGCATCCTCAAACAAAATGAGGAGATCGAGCATGCCTTGACGGTATCCCGAATCGTTCTTGATGATCACGCATCCGGGGAAGAGGCGGTTGAGCCTCTTGATCAGCTTTGCTTGGTACGCTGACTCGAGCATCGATCCTCCTTTGCAAAGTTGAAAACCAACGTTTGAGGTTGGTTATTTCTACTTCTTCTATTATATGCTGCGTTTGCGATGCGCGGTGGTATCTAATCCACAAACGCGAACCGGTAGTAGTCAGGCCACACTGGAACCTGATTGATGAGCGACTTGTACACGGAATGCGGGAGCACGCCGAGAGTGGAAGCCGCTTCGTATGGGTTGTTGAAGACTTCGCCAGTCTGCTCGACGTAGAACGGTGCGGTCCACTGATGGAAGTCCGGACTGCGCAACTCATCGTGAAACGCAATCCTGAACCATCGGGGCCTCCACATCAGATTGTCTTCGGCCACGTTACCCTGATCTCCGTCAAGGTGAATAAGCGAAGTGAAGTTCTCGTTCTCGTGAGGTGCAAGGAACGTACGAGCCACGAGGAGATCCAACTGACGCTTGTACTGCACACCACCTCGCATGAGACCCACCATGAGCAAGCCCTTCTGGTTATAGGTGGGGGTCAATCGCCTTCCGGTGTCGATGTTCGCAACCACACCCTCGTTGCTGATCTCGTAAATGGGGAAGTCTTGAATGGGCAACCACATAGCTCCTCTTTCGGTAGATGTCAAAAATTTAGTCAAAAGCACTTGTAGAAACTTCTTAGTAATCCCTCTACATGGTATCTATAGATACCTTTGCGGGTATATAGAGAGTAGTTTTACAAGGAATTTTTGACTAATTTGACTAGAGCCCCAAAACGAGGCCGATCACGCAATCTTAGCAGCGTACTCGGCCTCGTTGAAGGTCTTCTTGCTGGTCAGAGCCTTTTTGACAGCTCTATCGATTGCCGAGTCGGACACCAAGACGTAGTAATGGAGGTCGGTGTAGGGCGTATTCAATCTGTCAATTCTGCCGTGGGCCTGTTCGAAGCTCTTGTACGAGTACGTAAGCGAGTAGAATACCGTCGTGTCCGTAGTCGTACAATTCCATGCTTCTTTGCCCGCGTCGTACTGAACAAGGTACACCCAACGGTCCGATGTAGGCACTGGTTGATGCTTGTGCCCGTTCCATTCTGCCACCTCAACGTCCGTAGCCAGCCTTCGCAGTACCTCCAATTCCGGGTCATGGTTGTAGAATACGATCAGACGTGGGTGCTTCTCCAGCAGTGTACGGACGGCGTCGAGCCTACTCTCGTCCGTGTTAACCAGCTTGCGCATGACCAGGAATAGCTCGCCCACATCCCTGATCGGCCGATCCTCGAACACATGCCAGCGCTTCTTTACGACGACTTCCATTCTAGATATGTCGTGTGCCACGGGCAGGTAGTGCGTGTGTCGCACGGTATGTCTTTCAAAAGGCATGTGAACTGTGATGGCGTTTCGGTGCCGGACGAGCTTGCCAACGCCAGTGTATCGCTCGACCTTCGGGAACTTGGTGTAAGCACTGTAGACGACGTGCTCGCGCTTGAACTCGGTTCTGTTGGTGTAGAACCCGTTCGCGATGAAGACGGGGATGTAGTCGAGCCAAGTGTCGCCTGGTGTAGCTGAGAGGAGTATCCAGTGGTTCTTTCGGGCGAGCTCAAGAAACGCCTTAGTCCAAGCACCACTCCCGACAAGACGCTGCTCATCAAAGATGAAGAATGCCCCGACGACGTTCTTGTACTTCTTGATGTTATTCCACGAGTCAACTTTGATTGTGCCATGACGCGTCTCCTCCGGTACCTGTCCGATAGATATGGATGCGGCTTCCTTGATCCAGTCCAGCTCATCGCGCTTGCGAGCCGTCGTGATGACGTAAATGTCCCTGGGCGACTCGTTCTGGATGTAGTAGTAGAGCGACGTGATAGTCTTACCAGTACCAACTCCACCCCATAGAATACAGCCGTTCTTCATCTTGGCTACCGCTTCTTCCTGGTGCGGTTTCAATTCCACGGGCTGCTCCAATCCATTATTCTCCGCTTGGCGTTCTAATACACGTTCGACCACTACCACGAAAGGTAAGCTTAGTTTTTCCAGTGACTAGCCCCGTGTAAAGAGAGCGTTCTACCCACCAAGCCGTCCTACACACTTGGCATGCGAACCAGAGATGAGTTGTGGTGCACTTGCTAGGAAACACCTTGAGATCGTGCGTCTTGTGCTCGAAAACCTTCATCGCCCCTCCCTAATCCAACGCATGTGATCGAAGTAGGACTTGTTGCTCCACACAATGAGCTCTCGACCCTGTCGGTAATGAAACCACCACGTGTTCAACAGATCTTGTTCGGTCCAACGTCCACTAGCAGCGAGCTCTACGATGTTGTCGGGGTGCACCTTAACGGGCACGATCTCGTCGATGTGTGCGTCAGTTTCGTACTTGTTCATGATGTGTCCTTTCTCTAACAAAAATATATGGCATGTAGCGCGGCCACCCCCGTTCTCAGGAGTGGCCGCGCTACATGATGGGCGCCCCTGTGTGAGCAAGGGTGAAGCGGTAGTATCAATGGTGTAAGGTAAGTCTCATAAGGGCTTGCTCACACAGAGGCTACGATAATCGGGTAAAGCGCCACATGAGTTACTCCGTTCCCCGAACGATATGCCGGTGGTGTATGGACTATTCTAAGGGACGCTACCTACAACGATCGAGTGCGGTCATAGGCAGGGTAGTTTAACGTCTTGCCCAGGACGGAGCCTCAGTTAGTCGCTCGAGGCTGGTACTCGATCAGCACGATCTTGGACGGAGTCCAGGTGACGTACTTGATGACGTGCTTCGGGAGCGGGTAGACCCAGAAGCCGTCCTCGTTCTGGAACGGGTCCTGGTCGACGTTCCAACCCAGGCGAACCTTGTGGGTCTCAGGGTTGGAAATGGCCTCGACGACCGCGACACGCTGCGTGGGAAGACCGTTGATCTCCACAGCGAGCGAGACCGTCGAACCGACGCGAACCTGCGCGCCAGTCACGTCGACGAGCCAGGACGGAGCCACGTTGGTGGCCGCGTTGGCGTTGGATGCGAACAGGACGCCAAGGACGCCCAGGCCGATAACGGCCAGGATTGCGATGAGCTTCTTCACAGTAGTGCCTTTCGTTTGTGGGGTGGTGGGTGGGACGATCAGAACTCCAGACGGTTGTCTGCGTCCTTCACAATTGCGTTCAACACCTCGATGACCGAGGTGGCGTGGAGGATGCGCTGGGAGGCGTTGCTCATGTGAGACGCCTCAAGCTCGAGGAAGGGCTCCGCCTGCTGGTGCTCCTTGGGCTCGGCCAAGACGTAGTCGAGCTTCGCCACGAGCTGCAGGATCGAGAGCTCAAGAAGCTGAAGGCTGCCGTTGAAGGCGTCCAGCAAAACCGGGATCGTGCCCAGCTTCGGGTTTGCGATGAATGCCTCGGTCTGCGCCGAAAGCGCTGTCTGAGGCAGGGACGGCTTGGTGCTGTAGTTCGTGGGCTCGTACATGGTCGTGCCTTCCTTTTTGTTTCGGATATGGGTGGGCAGTTTAAAGTCATACCCAGGACTGTGGATCAGAGGTCGATCTGTCCGAGCACGTCGATCATGACGTCCTTCAGCTCCTTGACGCGGAGCTCGAGGGTCACGGCGAAGCGGTAGACGTCGCTGCCCTTAGCTTCTACCTTGTAGGTCGGCAGCTCCTCGGCGAGGCTCTTGTCCAGGATCGGGCTGATCTTGGCGATGAGCTGTGCGAACGCGTCGTCGAACAAGTCAAGCTCGTCACCGATGCGGTTCAGCTGCTGCTCGATACCGACACGCTGGAGGAACTCTACGTTGCTCGCGAAGGCCTCCTCCTCATCGGGGTTCGGCTGCGACTCGATGAAGTTCTGGATTGCCTTCTGCGTCGTGTTGAAGATGGGCTCAGACATGGTCGTGCCTTCCTTTTGATGCGGATATGGGTGGGCAGTTTAGGGTCATACCCAGGACTTAGAACTCAGATGTCGGAGACATCCACGACAGGCTCGACCTCGAACGACTTGTCGAGAGCCTTCTGCGTGTAGACCTTGTAGCCCTTGCCAGCGAACAGAACCCAGTCGCCGATGAAGGCCTTGGTCTGACGCTCGTTCATGGGGCGGAAGACCTCGACCTTGATGTAGGGGTTGTAGACGTCGTCGACGTGCGAGATCTCGGGAGCCTCAACGAGCGTTCCGCCGCACCACTCAGCGACAGCCTCGATGTTGGTGGCCGTGACCTGCACGCCCTCGACCTGGAACTTCTTGCGGGACAGCTGGACCAGGGTCAGGTTGTTAGGCATTGTTCTGCTTTCTGTTTGGGTTTGTACAGATATGGTCAGACCTTCGGAAGGGCAGCACGCACGGCGGCGTCCTTAGCCTCCAGAAGCTTTCGAAGGGTAACGCTCTTCTCCGGACCGTCCGGGAGGACGAAGTCCATGTTCTTCGCGATCTCCGCGAACATCTTCGACACCTGCTGCAGTCCGTCGTCAGGGAGGTGCTCCCACTCGAAGAACCGCAGGATCGCGGATGGCTTGTAGACCGGCTCTCTGTTAACCTTCGGCTTGTACGAAGCCTTCCCGTTAGCGTTCGAGCAGACCTTTGCGTGCTCCCGAAACAACGTGTGGTGGTACACATCCCCACAGAACCCACAAATGGTGTCTGCGAGCATCTCGAGGTCGTTCGTGAACAACACGCCATCGATGTGGACTTTAGCCATGATATACCTTTCGGGTCAGAGATACTTCTTGTTGTTGCACTTCCAGCAGACCTCATCCGAATCCCGAAGAGCCCAGATGCCCTCCTCCGTGATGAAAGAGGTGCATCCGGGCTCAGGGCAGGAATAAGCGGAGAGAGTCGCGTTCCACACGAGAGTCTTCTTGTGGATCTCGCAGGTGACGAATACCCCCGCGTCGCTCACTCGTCCCATGGAGGGCTCTGAAGCGAGGCCGAGGCAGAGAGCTCGTCCGCGTCGAGGTTCGCGTACTTGAGCTCGAGGACGTCCTCGACGATCGTGACGTAGATAGCCGCGAGATATGCCTTGATACCCGTGTTGCCGTTCACGTCCCACTCGTAGGGGTGGACCTTGAGGTCGACATTCGCGAACTCCACGAAGTCGAGCAGCCCCACCGTCTCCTCGTCCAGCTCCGTCCGTCGGCGGCTCTTGTCACCGATCATGACGATCAGCGGAGGCTTGCGGCTACCGAAGTTGACCTTGACCTCCATCGAAGGAAGCAGAACCTCTCCGTCCTCGCGCGGCTTAGGCCACCGGATCTTCCACCCGTCGGCCTCCATCGTCCTCGCCAGGTCCTCGTCAATGATGACGTGGAAGTTGCGGTTGCCCGCAGCGTTGTACATCCCCTCCTTACCGGAGAAGTTTCGGAAGATGAGTCGAACGCCTTCCATCGTGATGTCTTCAGGCTTTGCCATTGTCGTGCTCCTTTGGGGTTGGTTAGAACAGTCGGTGAGGCATGTAGATGCCGGTCATGTTCGAGTCCTTGTCGAACTCGACTTCAGCGTCGTAAGCATTCAAGCGGTCTTCGCGAACGGTCAGCTGCACGACATAGCGCTCGTTACGCTCGATAACGTCCTCGAGAAGCACCGTTACGTCACTGGCAGTGTCGAGGACATGCGTCACGGCATCGAGTGCAGAATCGACTAGAGCGTTCTTCAGCTCCTTTTCGATCGCCATGTCAGTACCGTTCCTCATACGTCTCAGTGTGGATAACGCGAAGAGACTTGTTGTCGATCTCGACGTTGCACCGCCAGAGTCGCTCTGTGCCCGTGTCGATAGACACCGCAACCTCAACGTGTGTGGGGGTCTCTAGGTACGAAACCACGTTGGTTGCGGTGACATATAGGATCTGGCCCTCCTCAGCAAGGATCGATCGGACGTGAGCCAGAGCGATCTTCTTGACTGTGCTCGCGAACCCGCTTTCATCGACCTTTGGATTGACGACGATCTTATCGATCTCGAAGTGCTCGTCGAGGCCGGCCTCATGGAACTTCTCCATGAAATCCTTCTTGATTCGGCGGTTGTCCCAGAGCTCTGCGATAGCGAAGCCCGCCCAGAAGTAGACGAAGACCGCGATCGGCCCCCAGATGGGGAGAAGGATGATGTACCACGGCCACTCGATGGCGTCGTATACCTTCCCGATGATGAGCAGGGTCTGGCAGAGGAAATAGATGAACGGACCGGCGAAGCTTTCGATGCGCATATATCACTCCTTGTTGAGGTCCATGAGCTCGTCAAAGCTCACGTACTTTTCGATGGTCTTGATTGCGTTGTCAGCCAAGCTGTCGAAGTAGTCCATGTCCACGTCGAGCTTGTCGCCCAGCGTCGCGGCGTTCTCCGCCTCGATCCACAGATAACCCTTGGTGCCTGTGACTGCGTAGTGCTTGTTGTCCTTGACGCGGTACAGCACGCCACCGCCCTCGTTCACCGGAACGAACCTGCCAGTGCGACCCACGAAGTGAGCCTCCCCAGCAAGGAACATTGGCTTGTCGACGGCGTCGAAGTCCAGGTACATGTGACCTTGGGTGACCTGCTTCGTCTCGCACAGGTCATCGAACTCGATCTCCTCGTTGGAGAACAGGCTCTTGTACACGAACGGGTGCTGGAACTGCGCACCAGTAGCGGACCACTTGCCGTCCTTACGAGCAATATAGACGGCGTCATTGACCAGCACGAGCTTGTCGTACGTAGCCTCGTGCTCGAAGTCGTACCCGTAGTTCTTACCGAACTGGGTGACGAACTCGATGATCTCAGGCGTGGCGTTAGGGATCTTGATGGAGTCGGTCTTAATATGAGCGACCACGAATCCCTGCTCTTGGACAGCGTGCTTGAGCTCGATCATGAACAGGGCTCCGCGCTTCGCCACGATGTTGTCGCGGTTCCGCTTGTCCCTGAACAGGTTGTCGAACTTGGCGCTCGTCAGACCGTAGACGATGTTGATCACGATCTTCAGAGCGTACGAGAGAGCCTCAGCCTCGTCTGGGTTGTCCAGATATGGCGCGAGCTTTCCGCCCAGCATGCTCTTTGCACGAGTCAGATCCTTGTGCTTGATAGCCATACGTGCAGCCTTCAGCGCAGAGAAGTTCTTCGTGTACTCGCCGAACAGGTTGAGCTGCTCGATCGAGGTCGGGTGCATGGAGGCGACGTCCAGCAGTGCGACGTTCTCGTAATAACCGGGCTCAGCGTAGACGTACCCGCCCTCACCAGGGTCCTCGTCACGATATGAGCTCTTACCCAGCTCGAACGAGTAGCCCGGGAACTCCTTGCTCAGGTCCGTGTACTTGAACTTCGCCTGAGGGTTGCGGTCGTCTCCGAAGAGAATCTTCGCAGTGTGGTTCTGAGTCGTGTGATTCACGCTCAGCCCACTCAGGTCGGCGAGAATCTGCCTCGCCACGAAGTCCTGCTTACGAGACTCGAAGGTCACCTCGGTGGCCTCGACGTCGTTGCAGCAATATTCCACCACACGAGGCCACAGGTCCTCCGGAACCGGCTGGTCCCAAGGAAGGTCAAGCTCCATGTGGTGAATCCCGAGCTCGATCTCGAACTTCTTCAGCGACTGCTTCTTCGAACTGAAGTCGTAAATATCCGTGTAGGACAGATCGTAGGCGGCGCCGAACAGAGACTGCCCGTTGCCGTTGATGATCTTCTGACTCAGCTCATACAGCTGCTGGTTGTTGTAGCCCATGAATGCGGCGTACATGATGTGGTTGTCGTACCGTCGGTTGTTGAACCCAACGAGCCTGAGCGCGAAGAGAGCCTCGACCTCCTGAGGAGACGGGTTGATCATCCTCACGATCTGGTCAGAACCCTGGAACTTCCAGCAGATCACGAACAGGTTCGGGTAGACCTCGACGTCGAAGAACACCAGACGATCGTCAGCGTTCTTCTCAACCTTGATCACACCCTTGCAGGACATGCAGACGCAGTTCTCCTCGTGAAAGGAGGTCTCAGGCTCGCTCTTGAACTTCATCGTCTGCACGATCTTGAGAGCGGTGAGTGCCTGGTTGCTGCTGCCGTTGGCGAAAGCGATGATCCGCGGCTGCAGATCGCTGACGTCATAGACCATCCCAGACGAATATGCCTCGTCCAGGATCTTGTAGATGAAGTCGATCGAGGGCTTGGTCCCCGGGTGGATCTCCTTCTTCAGGTTCCGTCCGATGAGTTCCCGAAGGCCTCTCTCGGACTGGACTGTACTTGCAGGGAGCATCTTCTTCTCCTTTACTGGCAGCCCAGAACTGATGGTTGCCACGGGGACGTTGTTGCATCGCGATAGCGCTCTACGAAGCGAAGCGTTGTCGCGGTACACCTTGATCTCGATCCCCTCTGCGTAGATGTTACGCAGCAGGGTTGGGTCGCCCTCGTAGATATAGTGAAGGTGGACCCCAGCGCCACTCTTGCTGAGCTCGGCGTACGTAGCCGGCCAGTCGCTTGCCGCTTCCAGGTTCTTCTCGAGGCTCTTCTCGCCGTCGTCTCCACGAATATCGAAGTCGATGACGATGTGGTTCTCAGGAACCTTGACGAAGTGGAGCGTGGTTGTGTCAATATCGGCGAGGGTGGTCGTAACATTCTCCCATCGCCGCTTAGGCGTCTCCGCCTTACTCGCCCCCTGGGCTGGCTGCCCAGCAAGAAGCGTATCGAGCAGTGACTCTGTCTCCTCCAGAACCAGCGAGAAGCTATCGTCACTCTTAGGAGCCTTGAACTTCTGAGCGTTGAACCCAGAATACCAGCTCCTTACCTGCTCTCCACCCACAGTAGCTCGCTCGTGGAACTCGTCGAAGTAGTTCTTGAGCTCCTCTCGCATCTTGTACTGTGGCATTACGTACTCGATACCGGTGTCAGAACAGAACTCCGTGTACAGGGAATATGCCTGCTTAAGAGTAACGCCGCCCTGTGCCTTGAAGATGTCGAAGTGCGCCTCGATGTAGTTGAAGAACACGTCGGTCTGCAGCATCATCTCGAGCGGACGATATGCGTTGTAGTGGTTCTTCCCCAAGGTCTGGTAGACCTGGAGGCAGTGATGCGCAATCGCCCCGACCTCGAACTCGATCCTGCTCATCAGGGTGGTGTAGTGCCTTGCGGGAATGATGTGCCCCGTAGGGTGAACGTCGATGAGCCTACGAATAAGACCCGACTTGGCGTCCGTGATCTTGACCGGCTTGTTGGTGCCCATGAAGAGGAACGCATTCACCCGAGATGTGTAGCTCGGCTTGTACTTCTCGTTCATCGTCATCTCCTCGTGAGAGACGATCGAGTTCAGAGTCGTGTTGTCCTCAATCTTGGACAAGTCCCCATCGTGCTGGATAGCCACCAGCGGGTTTGCCTTGAACACCTCCATAGCGAAGGCGTGCCCGCTGGACGTAAGAGCCTTGGCCTCGAAGGTCGTGGTGTACCCCACGAAGAGCTCCTGAATGATGTTCAGGATCGTGGACTTACCAGTACCTGCAGGGCCGTAGAATACGAGGAACTTCTGGATCTTCTTCGAGTCACCAGACACAACGGCGCCGATAGCCCACATGATCTTCTGTGCTTCCTCCGGCGAGTACAGAACCGAGAGGAGTTCGTCGAAGGCACTGTGGTCACCCTCCTGCAGAGGATATGGGAGACGCTTGCTTACGTAGTCGCCCTTCTTTACCTCCGTGTTAGAGAACGTCAGCTTCTCATCCAACTGGTGGCTGTTGTCGCTGATGTTGTTGAGGAACTTCCTGAACTGGTTCCAACCATTGGTGCTGTAGGAGCGAAGATGCTTCACGTTGTGCGGGCGTCCTGTCCGGGCCTCGTACTCGATCTTGGCCTCGTCCAGTTCCTCATCTACCAGACGCTGAACGTCATACTCGTCGGTAGACCACAAGCCCGCCTTTTCGTCCCAGATCGCGTAGAACGAGCGACCACGAACCATGAGGTCCTTAGAACGACCGACTTTGAAGTCGGGGTACAACTCCGGCGGGTCGTCCTTCTTAACCGCGTCGCGCGCACTGATCTGAAAGAAATCCATCAACCCTCCCTTCTAAGCTAAGTCAAGCAAATATGCATTGAGCTGGTACCAGATCTCAGTTTCCCGTTGGTCAGTTTCCGCCCTTTCCAAGGGGAAGAGGCCTCCACGCCCGTCGTACGAGTACGTACGCCAAATAAGCGTGTCTAGCACTTCCTCCACATCTTCGGGGTCTCCTGGTGTTGCGTCGTTATAGTCGCTCAATCCGAGGTTCCGCAGCAGATGCCAGAACCAAATATGCGCTTCCCCTTCGGCTTCGAAAGCCAAACGCCTTGATAGGGCGATCAGCATCTCGAGGAGAGAACAGCCGAGACCTTGCCAGTTCACGTCTAGATCAGGAAGATTGCATTCCTGAGCGAACTCAAAGCGTAGGTCTCGACCGTCCTCTACTCGATTGTCGTCGTTGGGGATAAACCAGACGAACTCCTTCATGTAGAGCTGTCTGAGTAGAGACCAATAAGTCCGTCGAGGACTCCTGGCTCTTGGAGAGGCGACCTTACCGTAGAGCCATTGGAGATATAGCTCGTCCAGCGGCGCATCCATCACTCATCCGAAGGACGGAACTTCCGGATCTTGGGCCGGTAGGAGTGCTGCAGCTCGTCGTCGATCCCCAGGACCTCACGGGAATATGACCCGTCAGTCTTGACGATCTCGAAGTCGGTTGCGATGGCTTCGTTGCGGACGTAGACGACGCTCTCGTCATTGGAGCCGTGACCGAACCGTTCAAGGTTCGCCCGCCCAACTGCCTGTTCGACAGCATCGATCGGCACATCCTGCGAGTCAGCCAGGGTGTCGTCCTCGTCGTAGTACGTGAGCTGAACCTGCTCGTAGCCAGGGATCGTCTCAGTCCACTCGTCGAAGTGGATCACGTACGGCTTGTCGTCCGAGCGCTTCTCCATCTCGTCCTGATATGACCAGACGACGTTGTCGCTGTCCGTGAAGACGTTGTTGACGACCTCCACGAAGTCCTCTCGAACAGTGACCGAGACCTGGTCGTACTCCTCGATCTTGTCGGCAACGGTCTCGAACACCTGCCTGTGGTTATCCACGACCTCTTCGAAGAAGGCCTTCTTGTTCTTCTCAAGAATGACCTCCTCGAGCGAAGGCTTCTCCACGTTGGTGGTGAAATACTGCCGAGCCTCTGCGATCTCCTCGGTAGCGATCTTCGCGTACTTCGTCTCCAGCGTCTTCTTGGCGAAGAAATAACCCGCGCCACCGCCAAGGACGAACGTACCTGCGAGAACGGCAGGAGTCTTAATACGGGTGATGTCCATGGTACTCCCTACCTCTTCCTGATCTTGTAGTTGCCCTGGGTCTTGCGGGAGAGAGCCGACTGAAGGTCCCGGAGAGCGGGGTTGTCCTGCAGCGGCTTCTGCGTGAGGTGCGGGGGACGAATATACGGCTTCTTGACCGTCTTCGGCTCCTCCACCTCGTCGTTAGCCTTCTTGATCGGCTTGATGTCGCTCGGCTTGGTCATCACGACTCCTTGAGGAGGTCGTAAATAACCCCGTCGACGTTGAAGTCCAGCAGGATCGAGCCCTCACGGCCATTGACGAAGTCCCGAGCACGCTCGTTCGTTCCGTCGAAGAGTCCGAAGTCGATGAAGTCGTCTCCATGACCCTTCACCCATCCGACGACAGCGCCGGCTGCGGTGTGCTCGAGTCCGAGAGACTCGTACACCTCGTTGAGGAACACGTGCCCACGGTGCTGGAGCAGGTCGTTTGCGTAGCGCTGCTGCCCGCGCAGGAAGATGAAGTTGTAGTCCGCGTGCCGCGACCAGTTCTTGGAATACTCGTCGAAGAACTTGGAGTACATCGAGGGAACGTGACGAGAGACCCGGTGCTCGGTCGTAACCTTCGGGCCCTTCTTCGTCTCCTCGACGAACTCGCGCTCCTCCCACTCGTAGCGGAACTCGCGGTCCTTGTCCTCGCCAAGCTCAGCGATGACCCGGGAACGGTACTGCTTGAAGCCCTTGTCGACGGCAGCATATGCCGCGGCAAGGCCAGCGTTGCGCTTGTTGAGCACGTTGTGTGCACCAGTCAGGCAGGTGATCGAGGCGACACCAACCAGAAGCGGAAGCGTGTAGAGCTTCGCCAGGTTGCCGACGCCACGGACATAGATGATCGTCCGGTCCTGGTCGTAGTCCTGCTTGCTGTAGTTCATGTGGTTGGACTCGAAGAGCTCCTTGGCCGTAGCGAGGTCCGACTGCGTGTTCTCGAGCACCGACTCGACCTTGAGCGTGGAACGAGCCACGAGAACCGTGGTCGCAACGAACCCGGTAACACCGGCGACGAAGAGGACCTGCGGGGAGGCCTTCTGGAGGAGCAGTGCCTTACGAGACACCACGGAGCTGACTGCGTTTGGAACGAACTTCATGATCATTCTCCTTACTTGATCTTGCCCTGCTGCTGGAGCCGTCGAATAACGGCAATGACTTGAGCGTCCGACATCTCGTCGACGCGTGCGGCCCACTTCTTGCCGCCGTAGGCTGCCTTGAGTAGCGCCCTTTCAGTTTTGGTGCTCAACCTAGATCCTCAGTTCTTGAGAACGACGGGCTTTGGAAGGTCGATCAAATATCCCTGTCGGACGCGAACGACGCTGGACCCACGAAGGTCTGTCCAACCCCACTTCTCGTCGGTGAAGTCGCTGGACTCTCCCACCATCTGGTAGAGGTCCCCGACAGTAACCTGGTCGTAGTCCTGCAGGCGTTCGAACATGGCCTCGAGCGTGCTCTGGGCCTCCACCCGCGTCTCCAGGATGATCTCGTCGAAGTTGTGGTTCTGACGAGCCTCACGGGACATGGTCGGGCGGGGGTCATCACGGCGAACCGTTCCCGTAGAAACGCCTCGGTAGTCCACTCGGCCAGGCGCACGAGACATGTTGGGACGCCGTCCTCCACCGGATCGGACCTCTCCGAAGAGCAGGTGCTCGATCCCCTGGCTGACCATGTCTGAGATCATGTCCTTCGCAGCAGGCACAAACACCTGCATGACAACGAACGTCCAGACGCCATGGGCGTCCTCTCCGATGAAGGTCTCGGAGATGCGCTTTCCCAGAGGCTTCTTGCGCCTGATGATCTCGCTCGTTGTGACCTGGACGACCTTGGGGGCCTTCGGGGTCTCTTCCTTCGGCTTGGCCGGCTCAGACGCTCGACTGTTGCTGGGGTAAGTCTCCATATTTCCTCATTCCAGAGAGAAATTGAAACCCCGTGTAAGGGGGTTTCAACTTGAGGGTGGGTCACTTGTCGATGGGCTTCTTGCTGTCGTTCCACGTGTTGCGGATCTGCTCGAAGGTGTCATCGATGTACTTGTCACTCGCGTGTGCAACGAGCGCACCGATCATCACGCTTCCGACTGCCAGCTGGATAAGGTTCCACTTGCTGGTAGCAGGAGACGTGTTGTTTCGGAGCACGTTGGCAACAACGGCGGTAACAGACATACCAATGACGGCCTTCGTGATCTGCTTCGTGAGCTCGAACATGATGGGTCCTTTCGTAGGTGAGGGGTCTCATAATACCCCATGTTTTTCCTGCGACAGCGGGCGCCTTTTGCTTGGGGGCAACGGCGGTCGTTTAAAGGCAGCGTCCGGAATAAGGGGAGACCCTTTCAAAAGGCCCTTCGCTGACTCCCGTGTCACAAGATATGATCACTCGACAGCAGCCTCCGCGTTAGCGATCAGCTCTGGGAGCTTGCCGTCGAGCTTGCCACCCAACGACTTGGGGACCACGCCGGAGATGAAGTCGATTCCGGCCTGCGCGTTCGTAGCGAGCTCGAGGAAGAGCTCGGAATATGCCTCCGACTGCTCGAAGGCGTCGCGGATCTCCTGCGTCTTGATGAAGCGTCGACCGTCCTCGGAACGCTCGCCGACGGACATGAGGATGATCTTCTTGAAGGTGTCGATGATGCCTCGGCCGTCGTTCGCCTTGGCGATGCGCTGAACCATGAGCTCCATGCTGTTACCGTCGGCGGTAACCTCGAGCTCCACAAGGTCAGCCTTGGAGAGGTGGAAGTAGAAGTCCTCGGTAACGGTGTTGCCGTCAAGGTCCTCGAACGTGATGGTCTTCTTGAGCATGACTTTCCTTTCAGAAAAAGAGAAAACAAGAGGCCATGTAGGGGTAAGCTACATGGCCTCTTGTCAGGAGGTCTAGTATGGGGATCAGACGGGGTTCAGTCCTCGATCTCGTCGTACTCGGCGTCGTCCTCGTCGGAGGAGCTTCCGTTCACCAGCGCGTAGACGACGGCGAGAGCGGCAATTGCAGCGGCTGCAATGGCGACTCGCGTCACGGTCTTCTTGTTGATGAAGGAGAACTTCTCGTTGGGGGTAGACGTCAGGGTGCTAACGGTCTCGGGGGTCTTGAACTGGGCGTTCATGATGGGTCCTTTCGTAGAGGGGGTCTCATAATACACCGTGTTTTTTCTGCGAGTTAGCCGATCTTATGGTAGTTCCTGACCGGCGAAACGCTGTACTGGATGTCGATGCAGGGCTCTCCGGTCTCAGGAGTGATCGCACCCACGAAATACAGCTCGCAAGGCTTGTCCGTGTTCCACCCGAGCTCGTCCGAAAGCGATGTTGGGGGCAGTCCGATGCCAATATAGAAGTCGCTGAGGCTTGCGTACATGTTGTTGTACACCTCAGCGTTGACGTCGTTCTGAGCCTTCCGGATGCGCTCCAGGCTGCTCCTGAAATATCGATCCGTCAGGCTGTCCCTGCAGAGAACGTTCCCCGTCTCGGTGACGATGATCTGAGCGGTCTGGGGCGGGTTCTCGTTGATCCGATCCTGAGCGACAGCGGCACGTACGTCGTGCTCCTTCTGGTCGCCTATCTTCTCGATCACCTTCTCCTTGTATTCCTTGAAGGTCTTGTCGAGGGTGCCGTACGCAGCCGCCAGTGCCGCAGCACGACGCGTTCCGATGCGGTTCGCGCAGATGATGCTTGCGCCCGTGATGACAAGCGTGCCCGCTGCTGGAATATAGAGCCTCCAGACGAGCTTGGCCTTCTGCTTGTTCGTCATGTCGTACTCGAGGAAGGACTGCTCTTCGGCGATGATCTGAGCAGCCTTGAACGAGGCTGTGCCCGCGAAATATGCGGACGTGATCGAACCCACAACACCGATGCCTGTCAGGATGGCAGGTGAGTTGTCCGAGAGAACGCGCTCGATGTGCTTGGCGTGCGTACTGATTTGCATGTCGATCCTTTCATCTAGGGAAAAACCTAAGACCCGTGTAAGGGGTCTTGGTCTTGAGTCACCAGCAATCGCTGCAAATGACAGGGTTGTCGTAAGTGATGATGTCGCCCATCCAGTCCTCGGTGATACGTTGAACGTAGCAGCCGCAGGGCTCGATGTCGACCTTCACGATCTTACGCATGGCGGTGCCTTTCGTTAGGGGAAGTGGGTCTCATTATACACCGTGTTTTCCCTGCGAAAGAAAACCAAAGATCCGTGTAAGGGATCTTTGGTTTGAGGGTCTAGATGTCTCGAGTGATGTCTTCGAACAGCTGGTCCTGGTAAGAGTTCTTGAGCAGCTCCACCAGGTCGTCCAAGCTCAGCATCTCCGTCATCCGCTGAAACGTGCGATGACGAACCTTCATCTGCATTTCCATGGTGGAAATGCGAGAGTTCAGTTCGTTGATCTTGCGCTTCTGCTTGATGACAACAGATGAGAGGCTGACGACGGCGGTGCCTGCAACAAAAACAATCACGGACGTGTTGTTGATGGGCATGACTTGTCCTTTCGTAGGGGTCTCATAATACGCAGTGTTTCTTTCGCGAGGCAAAAAAGACAACCCCTTGCAAAACACTGAAGGCGTGTATAAGAGGGTTAGTCTCATACACGCCTTCAGCGTTTCGATGTCCTGTTAGTCAGAACAGCATGGTCACTTGAGCTTCATGACGAAGCCGAGGGCCTTGCTCGCCACCACGTTGACCTTCTCGAAGTGGAGGATCAATACGATGCCAGCGAGGTTTCCGGCGATGCTCGCGACTACGTCCGGGCTTACGCGCTTCTGACCATCAATGGTCTTCAGCTTGTAAACGCGTTCGAGGCGCTTAAGCATCACCTTAAACTCGTCGGAATCGGCATTGCATGCCTTCATTTCGGTGAGGATTTCAGAGGTGAGGAGGTCCAGGTCCGACGGCGTTCGCTTAAGCTTGTGGAGCATGGCGTTTCCTTTCGTAGGGGGTCTCATTATACCCAGTGTATCCCCTGCGAAATATCAGATGTTCTGACCGAGACCCTCGCCGTTGACCTTGAAGACGACTTCCTTCTTCTTGTCAATCTCGTAGGGGTCCTCGTTGACGGAGAGCGTGACGGTCTTGAACCCGTCGTCGTCCGTAGCCACCTCCAAGGAGCCGTCGTACTTCTCCTCGCTGTTATTCCACGAGCCATCGCTGAGCTTCAGCAGGGCACCCAGGAACGTGTCGATGACCGTGATAGTACCGACCACCTCGACTCCATACGGGAGCCCCCAGATCTGCGAGAGCGCGAAATACAGCGCCCCCAGCGCGGGAAGAACTACCAGCGCAAGCTGCTTGAGCTTGTCGTATGTCTTGTTGGAGAACAGCGGTGTAGTAACCGTCTGGTTGTCAGTCACGATGCTCTTCCTCTCGTCCAGCCTTTGCGGCGTTGATAACGTCGGTGATCTTGCTGTGCTGCTTGATCGGAAGCCTGGAAATTTCATCCATGATGCGTTCCGCAGTACCGTTTCCCCCGAGGTCCTTGTACGGCTCGAAGAAATACTTCCTGTAGTCTTCGTACTCGTCCTTAGTGATCCATCCCCGCTCGAGATAGCGAAGGCCAAGGAACATGAGCTTGTCGTAGACGAGCCCCATAAGCGCCCTATTAGTGGCGCTTCTTGACTTATCCTTATGCTGGATATAGGACCAAAAGCCGGCAGAGCCAAGGACCCCGATGAGAAGTGCAACGACCAGCTTTGCGAGTTCCACGTCCATAAATATGCCTCTCAAGTAGCGTCGACGTATGTAAGGGTTGGGTATCCCTTTTCGCCGGACTCGTCTTGGGTTCGAATGTACTCGCTAACGATCATCTTGATCTCTACATCCGGCCCTGCGAACACCGTTACGGTGTCGCCTAGGTAGTAGTTCTTACTTTCGCCGTACTTGTACTGGGAGTTGTTCGAGATGGCGCCCTCGTAGAATATAGTCCGCCAGTGCTCAGCTAGGGCGTTTCGCCCGATCCTAGTGACGTCAGATGCAGTCACGTTGGTCTTATCGCCCAGGCCTGCGTCCACAAACAGAATTCTGCGGTCAAGACCCGCGAGCGAGGTGCTAGCGCCGTTGCGATATACGTACTGCGGGGTAACCGTGCTCATGTTCCCAGCATTATCAACCAGAGCAACGTTCTTGTAGTTCTCGAAGCTCTGAAGGATCTTCGGCTGCTCGAGATCGCCAGTAGCGTAGTGGAATATGACCTGATTCGCCGGTGTGGCTACAGTCCTAGACCTATCAACGCCACTGTACACGTCGAATCGAAGACCAGGGGCATTAAGCGTGGTCGTCTTCGTGTAGGCAGGCACGACCCCGTCCGGGAAGGCGTAAGAAAATGCGCCACCCAGAGACGGACGAACAGTCCGCAAGCCTAGGTCGTACTGCGGCAGGAACTTGAGTAGGTTCTCGAGCAGACTCCCGCGATCCGGTCGCGCTTGCATGGTCGGTTGATTTGCACGCCAAACCGATGCCAGTGTGTTGGGGATCACGTCGTTTGCGGAACGATCGTAGAATGGGACCGGAATATAAGTGACTTCACCACCGGGGCCGACCGCCCTAGAGTACCCGTAAGAAACCTTACGGACCACCTGGTCATGAATCCAGAGCGCCGCATGCTCGGCCGGCATGCGATTGTACCCCCAGAAACGGTAACCAGGTGTATGATCGTCGTCGATGTTCTCGTCGATCGGTCGAAACTGCCTCTGGTCCAGAATAACCTCGAAGCCCCGACCCTTTACGGTCAGTTCTCGAGCCCCATTCTCGTCTGCCGTGATCTCGTGGCTCTCCACCAACATAACAGCGTTGGTGTCTCTTAGCGTCACCAGAGTCTTCCCAGGAATAAGCGCGGCTCTCGTGGCTTCCACGTTGTGAGTTTTAAGTTCAAACTCACTCGGGTCCAAGAACCTCTCGTTCCAGATCAGAGAATTAAAGCCCTCGATCGGATTGTAGCTGGGAATATAGGTGGTCGGATGAAGCTTAAGCAGTTCCACACTACACCCCCAAGAATTGTGGCCGATAGGTAACGCTCAGCCACTGATAGCTGGACGTGTTAGCTGTGAAGTTGTTGGTCGAGGGGTACAGAAGCCGCCATACCGAATCCGCCGACAGGGCGAATATGATGTTGGTCTCCACCCCACCTCGGGTAACTGTGATCTTTCTGGCTCCTGGTGTGGAGTCGAACGTCAAGATGTCATTCGCCACGAAGGCGTAGTCGATCTGCAGCTTCTCTCCAGGTCGATTGACGTCCGTAAGCTTCCAGGAAGAGACGGTGCTCAAAAACTTGACCTGGAAAAGCCACCCCGTAGCTGCCGTACCTTGGATCGTGAATGACGGCGAGGGGATGCTAATAGTGCCGCCAGAAATAACAACCAGGGCCGGCGCCTCGAACGTAGACGACTTAGTAGCCATCGTCAGGATCACTTCCGGGTCCTTGCTAAACAGAGCCGGATCAAGACGCTTCAAATATACCGGCGTCCTCGCGATCTCGTACGCGCCGTTTCGAATCTGCAGAACGACCTTTTCGGTGTCGCTCATGTCCGAACTGCCGGCGAAGATCCGGTATATAGCCTCACGAAGAGACTCCACCGTCACTCCGCCGGCATAGTCCGGGTTAAGACCGATCCGGATGCCTACCTCGCGGAGCTGAGGTCGACGTCCCTGGAAGATTCCGCCCTGGTAGAGCGTGTTCGTCACAGAGACGTCGACCTCAGTCGGCCCAAGTCCGTCGATTCCCAGCAGAATATAAGGATCGCTAGGTAGCGCCCCTACAATGGGCAGATCTACGTATCCGTTACCTAGACCGTCGATACGAACCTTGGTGAAGATCACTTAACGCTCACCACCCTTCTCTGCTGGGACAGGAGGCTACGGGTATCCCGATAAACCTCGACGTGATTGACTGGCTTCGGCGAATATATGTTCTGTTCGAAGTTGATGTTGGTCTCCTGAACAGGTGTTGACGCAGACGGCTCGTTCTGAGACGTCCATCGGTCGTGCGAGATAGCTGCAGCCTGACTGTAGGAAGCGGCGCCCATAGAAGCACCGCCGGCGTGCTGGAAGTCCTCCTGCATGTCGGGAGCCGTGATGTTGAACCATGAAGAAGTCCTAGTTCCCGCACTATCTAGTGCTTGCACGCCCTGGTAGACCTCGCTTAGCCCGGCGAACGCACGTGCCGCGTCGCTGACCATCTGGTCTGTCGCGCTGGTGACTGCTCCCGCGGCGGAAGACAGTCCCTTCGCGAAGGCCGTACCGGCATTTTCTCCAGCAGTTGCAGCGCCAGCGCTTGAGCCGCCAAACGGGTTGAGGTTGTCGAGAAGATTTCCAACAGTGTCCTTTGCCTGCTCGACTGCGTCCCTGAACATGTCAGTGATCGTGCTGGCTACGTTAGACACAGCCGCCCAGATCCCATCCTTAACACCCTCGATGAGCGAACTAGCTAGTCGTCCGCCAGCCTCACCGATCTCAGTTGCCTTGTCGTCGATCGCATCGGAAAGCCCGTTCAAGAGCTTGATGATCATGTCGGCGCCAGACTCGGCCAGCTCAGGAATTTCCTCAGCAAGGGTGTCCATAAGAGTCTGGACAATATCGACGGCAGCCTCGGCCACCTTCGGGATGTTCTCATCAATCTTCTTCAAGATACCCAGGAGCAGATCGAGACCTGCCTGAGCGATCTTCGGGATGTTCTCGGTGAGAATATCGAGCAGCGTATCGATGAGGGTGTTGAAGACCTCTCCGGCCTTCGGAATAAGACGAATGATCGCATCCAACAGTGCTGTCAGAAGCTTCTCGATGGCCCCAATAATCCTAGGCGCGCCCTCCCCGATCTTCTCGACGAAGGTAATAAGGCCCTCTGCGAGAGCTGTTGCCGCCTCGGGGATGAGCCCGACAAGCATGAGAATGGCTTCCTTGAGTACCGCGATACCCGACGAGCCCATGCTCACCAATATGGCAAACGCCTTAGCGAACATCAGCGCACCAACCCCAGCGAGGAGCATGGCCGCTCCCATAGCAAGCAGAGCAAGGCCGAGAAGCACGATCATGGGGATTACGGGCGTGAGAATAAGACCCGCGAGCCCCAGAACGAGGAACACGCCGGCGATGCCGACAAGGCCCTTGATCAGGGTGCCCCAGTCCAGCTGCCCGATGACAGCAAGTGCGCCTGCCAGAATATAGAGCGCTGCGGAAGCAATGCCGAGGGCGATAGCCCCCATGACGGTGCCAGACATGAGCTTCAGCGCGATAGCCAAGATCCCGAGGGAAATAGCCAGCGTCTTAAGCGCCTGTCCGACCTCATCCATGGTCATACCAGCGAACTTTGCGAGTACATCCGCGATGATCTCGAGTGCACCAGCCACGACAATCAGGCCTAGGGCCGTCTTGAGCATGCCCTTGGGCATGAGGCGCATACCGATAGCGATGATGCCGAGAGAGGCACCAATCCCGAGCAAGCCGGTCTTCATGGTGTCGAAGTCGATGCCTGCAAATACGACGATCGCGTCAGCAATGAGCTTAAGCGCGAACGCAACCGCGATCATACCGATCGAGGCCGAGAACATCGACTTGGCGGGGAGGATACGCATAGCCCCACCGATCGCAATAAGGGCTGCTGTAGCCCCCGCGAGACCCTTACCTAGGTCCTTCCACTCAAGGAGTGCGAAGGCCGCTACAGCGCCCGCTATGGACTTCAAACCGAAGCCCAGAATAAGCATGGCTGCGCCAGTCTTGAGCATGCTGCCGGTAGAGTTACTGATCGGCTTTAGAGCGAGCATCAGAGCCAGAAGTGCGCCCGAAATACCCGCCAGGCCCTTCCCGATCTCCTCCCACTCCATACCGGACATCTTCTTGGCCGCGAGAGCGAGAATATAAATCGCACCCGCCAGAAGACCAAGCGAGAACGCCATCACAGGGATCTTAGCGAAGCCCTTGGACTGCGCGACCTTCTCGAGGCTGCCCATCGCCTTCATCAGAATAAGCATGGCAGCACCGATAGCACCCGTAGCCGCCATCAGACGCTCCGGCTCAATAAGAGCCAGAAGAGCAATCGATCCGGCGAGGATGGCAATGGCCGCGGCGATCTTAATAAGCGCGTTAGCCTTCACCTCAAGGGTCATGGTCTTGAGTGCGCCCGTAAGCTCACCGAAAGTGCCCTTGATGGACTCGAGCAATCCGCCACCGAAGTCGAAGTTGAAGTTAAACCCCTTCTTCAGGAAGGCTGCGATAGCAACACCGATACCACCAAGAAGGCCGGTGTTGATCAGCTTGATGACGTTGTCGAAGTTCCCCGACCCCATGGCGTCCGTGATGGCTGCGCCAAGGTTGCCAAGCTTCTCAGAAATGAACTTTGCGATAGGAGCTAGGGCATCCTTGATCCGGTTGAAAGTATCCGAAACCTTCTGCCCAAAGGCGGAGAGCTTGTCACCTACGGAGAAGAAATCCTTGATCTTGTCTCCGATAGCCTTAAGGTTGTCGACAAACCCTTGACCCGCCTTAGATGGATCACCTCCTTCACCACCAAACAGGTTCTTGATCCAGCCCGCCAGTGCCTTGACTGCCGAGACCGGGACGAGAATTGCCTTCGCGAGGACATCGAAGAACTTCTGGATCTTGTCGCCGTCCTTGAGGGACTCGGCGAAGTTGGTCACCATGTTCCCGAGCTTCCCCAGGAAGTTCAAAGTTCCGCCGGAGCCCTTTGTCATCGCCCCAAACAGAGTTTGGAAGACCGACGCCACGCCCTTGATGACTTGCCAGCCGATCGAGAACAGGGAGAACAGACCCCTGAAGATCCGCTTGATATTGTTGGAGGTTTCGCCTCCGATTTTGAGGTTCTCTGTGAACTCTCTGAAACCCTTGGTCATGCGGGCGAGCTGAGATGCCGTAGTTGGCGGGAAGACCTCATCCAGAGCCTGCTTAACAGGCTTGATCACTGCAAGCAGCGCATCCCAGATGTTCTTGAAGCCTTCCAGCAGGTTGGTTCGACCGCCCCACTTCTTCCAGTCCTTAAGAAGACTGTTGCGGGCCTTGGAGGACGACTCGATGATGCCACCGAGGGCGTCGCTCACCGAGCTGAACATGGTCTTGGCTTCGCCGAAGTCACCGAAGATAATGGCCCATGTCTGCGACCATCCGGAGCCGACGCCCTCCTTGAGGGTGCCAATAAGCTGAGTCATGGTCTTGACCTTGGTGGCCGCGTCCTGACCCATCTGACCCATCTTACGAATCTGCTTGATCTGCTCCGCGTTGTAGCCCTTAGACTTCAGCTGGGCATCAGTAAGGTCCCCCGTGAACCCCTCAAGGGTCGTGGTGAGGACCTCGCCGGTGATCCAGCCGTCCTGGAGCGAGTTACGGAAGGAGTTGCCGGCCTTCGTCCACTCGTCGAACGACATGTCGTCGCCAGCGGTCTTGATGGTGCCCATGGCCTTAGCCGTCTCATAGAGAGCCGACTGGAAGACCTCACCACCCATACCCGCGTTGACCACCGAGTTCCAGTCCTGCAGTCCGACCTTGCCGTTGGCAATGGCCTGAGAGAGCTGGTACATAGCAGTCGATGCCTGCTGAGAGTTCGAGCCCGAAATGGCCGCGACGTTGGCGATACCCTTGATCGCGTTGACCGAGGTGTCCAGATCAACGCCAGCCGCCGTGAAGGTACCAATATTCCTAGCCATCTCACTGAAGTTGTAGATGGTGTCGTCGGAATACTTGTTGAGCTTGGCGAGGGCACCGTTGACGTCCTCAAGCGTGGTGCCCGCAGACGCCGTGTTGGCAAGGACAGTCTGGATCGAGCCCATCTGGGTCTCGTACTCCTCGAAGCCCTGCTTAATCGGGTCGATCGTGAGCGACTTACCGAGCTGGACGCCGGCGTCGATGGCCTTGGTCGTGATGCCCGCGAGGGCGGTGATCGCAACCGTAGACAGCGTCAGGAACTTCGCGGACATACCCTCGATCGAGGTGCCGAGAGGACCGAGGTTGATCTTGCTAGCAGCCGAGCTAACCTGAGAAAGCCCCTTAGAAGCTCCATCGAAGTTCAGCTTCTGCTTGAGCTTGTCCATGGTCGACATCGTCTGCGCGACGCCGGTCTCGAACTGCTTGTTGTCGAACTTCATCGCAACAATGCGATCATCAACACTACTCATGCTGACTGCACCTCCCTCCACACCTCATCGGCTAGACGATCGAACAAAGGTTTTAGGGCGGGGTTGATGAAGTCCCGGCCCTGAATGAAGCCACCGTTTCGAGTACCGTGGCCGTACTGGAGCAAAATAACAACGGGGATGCCATCAACCACGTTCCCGTTGCGCCACACGATGGAGTACGTGCCCTTGGACTCGACCACTTCGTGATACCACGAGGCAGCCGACTCAGAAGAGTCGATTGGGGTAGCGCTAGCGAGCGCGTCCGTCCCAGTGCGACCATAGCTGTCGAGGACTCTAAATATGGCCGAGCCCTTGGACATCTTCTTGAGAAAGTCGTCCGTCTTCTTGAAGGACCCTCTAGTGTCGAAGCTGATCTTCACAGGTCCTCCTAAATCAGTTGACGGGACGAATATCCGTGATGTCGACCCCGCAAGGCCCACACGTCATTCGCGTAGGACCATCTGGGATGTACATCCTTGGCTGGGGGATCTTGAGTTCGTCAAGGGTGCGCCAGAAATTAAGACAACTTTCAGTATTACACCGAAGCTCGACATAGACCATTGGAATATCGTCGGGAATAGTCATTAGACCTGCACCGCCATCCATTGAATGGGTAGATTACCCGTACTCACAGTTCGCATTGCGTAGAGAGTGAACCCTGTGGCCGAAATACCAGCCACAGAAACAATGCCGTTGTTGGGATTGGTGAGCATGATACATGCCACCACGTTTGGTTCAGTAGTAAAGCGTCCAGCAACGAAAGTTACTCCCTGAAACACGACAGTACCAGTCGGGTTTGTGACGGCGCTGATAGCACCAGCGTCCATAGCGATAGGCGCGCCAGACCACCTTCTAGCAACGTTGATGGTGCCCGTCAAGTCGGCGGCGCCAAGTGAAGCAGCAACCCAAGACGTTCCATTAGAACGAATATAAGTCGCGGACGCGCCCACGGCCGGTGTTCCAGCGCCAGTTGCGCCCGTATCACCCTTTACGCCCTGTGCGCCTTGTGGCCCACGAACGTTCCCGGCGTTTACTGTCGTGCTGTTCGACAACGTGAGCACAAGCTCGTACGCCCCATTTACTGCGGCGCTAACGACACTTACGCCTTGTGCTCCGGTAGCTCCAGTTGCGCCACGGACATACCCTGCGTTGATAGTGTTGCCGTTGAACTTGGTCAGGATGAGGTTGTATGACGCGTTCACAACGCCAGAGACGACGCTGTTACCTTCGATTGCTTCCATTCGTTCCTTGCTAAGGCTCGACACCGTAGCCATACAATCCTCCTCTCACCAATTGCTGATTGTGTAGGTGTCCCCATCGATCCAGACAGCAGACGGAGACGTAATTTCGAAAGAAGTAGGTGACGTCATGGTGATCCATTCGTCTGGACCAATCGCAGTCCAGCTCCCGTCGCCGTGATCTATGATCCGGAGCCTTGGGTTGGATTCAAATATACCTAGGACGTCGGTAGGGCTAGGAAAGCGAGGATCGGTTGTCGCAGTGCCATAGAGGATGTCGCTCAGAGCGGCGATAGCCTCCGGGGAAGCATCTGCTGCACGAATATAGAGATGTGAAGCCTGCCTAGCTCCTGGGATCGTCTTTGGCTTGGTCACTAGCCCCCAACCGAACACGGCAGGGGCCAGTTCTTGCGCCATGGTTGCCATAGAGAGCGAGTTCGGTACCAACGTCGCGTTGTAGACCAAATGGATGCGGTATGAGTCGCCATCCTCGGTTCGGTACGTGAGATTGAAGGGGGGCTTACGCTGAAGATCGAGTGTATAGCCCAGTGAGTCCACGTAGTCAGACAGATTTTCAGGATATGTGTACGCGGCGATCGTGGCAGAGAACTCGGACCTAGGTTGAGGCGTCACGTAGACGTCGCCATCGAAGTACATGGTCTCGAAAGCCGCCGGAGCGTCCTCTTCTACCGAAACCAAGCCGTTCCATGCGACGGGCGGAGCGTCGGGCAAATATACAACAGCTCGACTCACGCCGTGCTCGTATCTGCGGTCTAGATCCCACTCAATCGCAGTCATGATCAGTCCTGCAGCCAGTCGATGACCAGTTTTTGTGTAGGCATACGCGGGGGGTTTGAAGCATCCCCGCGAAGGACCTGCTCAATGGTCTGAAGACCATCAGGCCATGCGTACCGAGAGTCGATCTCGATGTGCGCCGTTCGCTTGTACTTCTTAATGGTAGATGTAACCGGAGGCGGAGTGCTCACCACGGACCAAGACTTCAGCATCGGCTGAGGGGAGTCGCTGATGGTTGTGTAAGACCGCGCACTTGGGGTGACCATGGCGTTGTAGACCAGGTGCAGCTTGTACGCATGCCTAACGCCCTCTGTGTCGTTACCAATGAGCGTGCGGTAGCTAAACCCAAAAGGGATACGACGCTGGTTACCCACGTTCAGACCAGAATATAGAGCCTGGACGCCCTCGCAGGCGTCAAACTCAAGAGGAGCTCCATAGGCAGAGATGTTGGCCGCGTAGTCCTCGTTCTGGATGTAATCGAGGTACTTGTCTCCATCAAAGTAGAGAGCCTCGGCCTCACCGCCGGAGACAGCTTGCTCGACACTGAGAAGACCGTTCCAGGCATAACCCTGGGTGTACGAATAGTCAGCGTTAGCGGGTCCCAGGAAGAGGATGCCATGATCGATGCCTGTTTCGAACAGTCGTTCGCCCGCTCGGTCCCATTCAATTGCTGTCACGATGACTCCTTCCTAGCCGCTAGTTCCGTACTGCTTCTTGCGCTGCTCGTTGAGTGCTCGACGCTGCGCAGCCAGCTCGGATGCGCCCATCTTCTTGGGCTGCTCCTGCTTCACAGAGAATACTCGGATGAGGGTAAACAAACGGTTGAGATGCCACTCTGCGCACTCGAAGGGGATGTTGGCGGTAACCATCCAGTAGTAGATCAACTCGGAAGTGATTACTTCCTTCGATGGGGCGGCATGCTTGCCTTCAGCAAACCAGGTTGCGGTCTGCTTGCTCTCGATGTAGGCGTTGATGCTGTCGAGAGTCTTTTGATCGAGTCTCTGGAAAACCTCCGGAGCAATATTGGGGGTCCTGTTCATCGCTGCAATGTAGGCAAGCGTCTCTTCCTCTGTCTTTGCAACTTCAGAGAGGAACGGCTTTTCGAACTTTGACTCCCATTTTGACAAGGAGATCAGAGAATGCTCCAGCTCCACCGTGACTTCCTCGACTCGGACGAATTCTGACTTGTCCTCGTCGAAGTATTCAGCGCTGGGAATAGTGATAGTGAGCATTCTCTGACCTCCTTGTTAGCGTCGACTAGAAGTCGAACAGCCAGTCGTCGTCCGTGACGTCGGGGAACGTGTAGCCGTTGTTCGGGCGAGCCGAAACGACGGTGTCCTCCGTGATCGCAGGCTGAACGCCGGAAGCAACCGGCTCGCCGTCGATGTAGTACGTCACGCCGGCCACCGCGGGGATGGTGATGACCTTGGTGGTGCTGTTGTAGGTAGGCGGCGTCGGGTTGACGACGGTCACGGTGCCCGAGAAGAGCGCGATGACCTCAGCCGGGAGCGGCAGTCGGGGGTCAGTCCCGGCGGTACCGTAGAGGATGTCCTCGAGCTCCTGCAGCGCGGCTGCATTCACCTTGGTCGAGTCGATCGTAAGGGTAGCGGTCGGGTCGTACTCGGTCCCGCCCACGTTACCCACGGTGACCGGAGTCGTGGTGAGCTCCCAGCTGAACGTGATCGCCTCAGGCGAGTCGTTGATGGTCGCGTGCGCCTTCTCGGACGGAGCAGCGAGAGCGTTGTAGATGAGGTGCAGCTTGTAGCCGTACTTCAGGCCCTCGGTGTCGTTACCGATCTTGGTGCGGTAGCTGAACCCGAACTGCTTGCGCGTCTGCTGACCGATCGTGATCCCAGGCTGCGGCTCAGCAGAGCCATCGCACTGAGCGAAGGAGTCAGGGTACGTGAAAGCCTCGATCGTGGCTGCGAACTCCTCAGCCGAGATCAGGTTCAGGTACTTGATGTTGTCCGCGTACTGCGGCGAAGCCTCAGCACCGGTAGGCGACTCGGTGACGGTCGTCAGACCATTCCACGCCTCGCCCGTGTCGTAGTTACCGGCGTTGTCCGGGATGTAGAGAACACCGTGGTCGACACCGGTCTCGTAGAGCCGCTCACCGACCTGATCCCACTGAATAACACTCATGTTTCTATTCCTCCTCAGAAATAGAGATTGAAGACGTCGTGGTTGAGCCCCTCGACGGCGTAAAATCGGCTATAAACGCACAACGGAAGGGCAGCGACCTTGTTAGGGATCGCACTCTCCGGATCACGATCGATGACCGTCACCTGGTATCGCTGAGTAAAGCGATATGGATTGTTACTGGCGAATTTGCTATCGGCAGTGTCTCGCTTGTAGACAATGCACGGGTACTTCATTAGCACACTCGGCGGAGGCTGGAAATATACGTTGGTGCTCCCCAGCAGATCCACCAAAAGTGCTTGGAGTTCAAGCCGTGGGGCCATTGTAGGGTCCTCCCAGCCTAAGAAGCAGACGGGGGTGCTGCACTTCGACCTCTGAAACGGTCCACAGCACCCCCATCCACCTCAAATAACGAATGGCAAAGAAGTGTTCGTTGGCATACGCATCAGCAACAATACTGATAGAATTGCTAACGGCCAGATTCGGGAGAAGGTTCTCGCCCTCCTTTAGTTGGCGCGTGTTACGAATGACATCCCCGAAATATACCTTCTCGAGGATGACGTCTTCGAAAACGCCAGGGGCTTTCTCCGTAGGCCAGCCGAAACCAACTTCACCGGCGAACTTTGCCATGGCTAGTTAGCTCACGCGGAGGGGCGCGTGAACTCCCAGTCCGCGTCGGTGTTGCTCGGGAAGTAGTAACCCGTGGCCGGAACAGCCTCGACCTCGAGCGTGGCGCCAGCCGCAAGAGCGGTCTGCGGGCCAGCCGTCAGGGTGGTGCCCGTGTCAGCGTTCTTGTAGACGACGCCAGCCTTGGTCGGGATCGTCACCACGCCAGTGGCCGGAACGAAGGTCGGAACCGTCGGGTCAACCTGCGTACCAGTACCACGCTGGAAGACCAGCGCCGACTTGAACTTCGTGAGCGAGCCCGAGATCCGGGTCTCGTACAGGTACTTGTACTGGTTGTAGTCGATGTCGAAGTCGTCGAAGAACGTCGTCTCGCCGCCCTTGTCTGCACCGATGGTGTAGTCGGACATGTTCACGAGGATGGCGAGCAGCTCGCCACCGTTGACGCTCTCGTCGTTCATAACGTCGACCGTGACGATGTTCGACACACGAAGCTCGGACGCCAGCTCAGAGACACCGCTGTAGAGACGGCGACCCATCTTGTCCTTGAGGAGGAGCAGGTCGGTCAGGAGGTCCTCGGTGCAGTACATGGTCGGGTTGCCCGAGCCACGGTACGTCGGACGCGCCCGGAGAATGGCCTCGATGAGGGCATCGCCGGAGACGTTCGCGGGGATCTCGACGTGGTGCGCGTAGAAGTCGTCGTCGTGCGCGATAGAGCGGATGCCGGCACCGTCGGACAGGGCCGCAGGGTCGCGGATCTTGTCCTCGTCGTCGACCTCACGACCGTCACTGATGAGGATCGCGCGGGCGATCTCCTCCTCGAGCATGAGACGCATCTCCGCCTTGAGCCAGGCGACGACGTCCAGGTCCGTGATGTCGATGATGTCGTCACGGTCCAGCTTCTGCTTCTTGTAGACAGTGGTCGGCGTGGTGACTCGCTTGGAGAGCCCGAAGAACTCCTCCTTCTTCAGGTTACCCTTGATGTAACCCTTGGCGCGAGCCTCCTCGTGCGTGATGTCCGCCGAGAGGGACTTGATCCGCGAGAACGGCGACTTGCGGGCACCGGAAATAACTCCGTTGACCCACTCCTGCCGGCGCGAGATGAGCTCGGGGGTGTTCTGGATCGCCTTGGCGTCCGGGAACAGAAGCTCGATGTCGGTGATGCCGTACTCGCCGGCGTGCGCGATGAAGGACTCCTTGAAGGAGCCCATCTTCTGTGCGTCCTCGACGATGGTCTTGAGCTGGTCGTGGGTCAGCTTCGGCCGCGCCTGCGTGGTCACGGCCTGGCTCTCGAACACGTTGTGCGTGATGGGCATGGCGGAGTCGCCTTCCTGGTGAGTAAGGTTGTTGTCGTCGGTGTCGCTGTGCTGAGCCGAAGCGCCCTCGAGCGCCTCGCCAATCATGTAGTGCACGACAGTCTTCTGCTTGTCGCTGAGAGTGTCGTACACATCCTTCAGGGTCTCGCCGCTCTCGGCCTCCGAAGAGTCCTCCGAGTCAGCGTGCTCGAGGCTGATTCCAGTAGTGATGATGACCTCATCCTCCAGCTCGATCTGGTCGCCGTCCGAGTGCCGAATGGTGACGTTCTCGATCTTTGCGCCGGGGTTGGCGCCGGACAGAACCAGGCTGACCTCACGGATGGCGCCGTGGAAGACCTGCTTGGCGCGCTCGACCAGCTGGTTGGCCCAGATGGACAGCGAGTCGACGTCCCCGTGCTCGACAAGAGCCTGCGCGTTCTTGCCCTGCGGGGTGTCGTTGAAGAATCCATGAGCGTAGACGCCGTCGGCGCGGTGCTCAAGGATGGCGTAACCGAGAACGTTCTCGGGGTTCTGGTGGCCGTGCTGCCAGACCAGAGGAACACGGATCTTGTCCTGGTGCGCGAAGGCTTCGGGCATGATGGTGCGGCCGTCGGTGCACTTGAGACCTGCCTTAGTGGCCCAGCCACTAAAATTGGGTTCCATTTTGACTGTCTCCCTTCAATTGTGTGTCAACGGCTTTCATTGCCGTCTGCGGAGTTGGGCGAAACGTTGAAGCGAGGCTTAGACGAAGCGTGCTTAGCAAGCGCTGCCTTCAGAGCTTCACGAGCTTTCTCGATCTTCTCTGTAACCTCTTCGATCTGCTTCTGAAGCTGCTCGACTTCTTCCGAGGGCTTCTGGTTCTTCTCTCGGTACTCCTTAGCTCGCTCAGCATCCTTCTTCTTGTCAGCCGAGGACTTCTTCTCGGGCTCCTTGGAGTCGTCTTTCTTCTTTGTCTCCTTGGGGTCTACCCCAGAACGAACCTTCGCTGCCGCGACAAGGATAGCGAGCTCGGACTTGAGTCGATCGAGCCGACCCTTTAGTTGTGCGACTCGAGCTTCCATGGTTTGGGAAGCAGGTTTCTTCGGCGCGGCCTTAAGGACCGCTGTACGATTCACCCTAGAGGGCGACGAGGCCGTTGTTGCACGACCTTTGGGGTCTACGCTGCCGCCGGCTCGCCCCTTCAGCTTTCGCGTCCTAAGGTAATACTCTCTTCGGGCTTGAGCGTCGTAGCCAGCATGGGAAAGCGGAGTGTCTGCGTGCATTGCCAGAAACTCATCCACGTTTGACATTACTCCTCCACTCCAAGAGTCTGGAAGACGTCGTCGAGCATCTTATCGACCTCGTCGAGCGCCGCAGTTGCATCGTCTGAGCCAGGCTCAGCCTCAACAGCCGCTTCTGGAGCTGGCATGTTCGCGTTTCGAAGCTCATCCGCCTTAGGATCAGTCGAAGGCTTCATCTTAACGATGGAGCGAACCTCGTTAGCTGTCAGAATCTCGTTACGGGTGAACTTGTCTGCAATATCGGCAAGTTCGCTGACCGGAACAAGCTTGAAGGGGTCCGAGTAGTATTCGACGGACTGCTTTTGGGTGCGAGCAGTCTTAGTCAGGAAGGTGCGCTTCATAGCGTCCACGATCGAGTCCGAAATCGGCTCGAGCGTCCTGGAACGGTAGTTGAGCATCGCTGCTTCGTCTGCCGATCCTTCCATAACCGCCTTGTTGATGCCGAGCTCAGAATATAGCTGGGTCTTGAGCTCGACGATCTCCGCCATAAGCTGGTTCTCAGCAGGACGATTGAGCTGTGTGATCTTCTCGGTACCATCTGTATAGGCAATACCGTACTGGCTGCCCTTCAGCTGGAACTCTAGATCAGACCTACGCTGCTCGGCCTGCTGTCGTCTAGCCTCTGACTTAACCACATACGGCAGCTGAATAATGAGGTCGAGCTTGCCGGAACTAGTCCGCTCGTCCAGTGTATCCAGCATGTTAAGCTTACGAATAAGCCTCTGAAGGGTCGAGTTCGGCTCGTTCATGACGTAATACAACGGATTATCCGCCAACGCCACGTTACGCTTAGAAAGCGTGACTTCCTGCCGTTCTCCACGATCCTCGTTGTAAAGATTCACCGTCAGGTGCCTAGGGCGGAACTGAGTGACCGTTCCAACCCTCAGAGTACGAATATCGTAGTCCCCAGACAGCTCCGGGTTTCCGACGGTCGTTACTGGGACGATTGCTGCGGCACCGTCGTTAAGCATAGTGATGACGGCGTCTCGAAGAAGCGACTTGGCCGACTGATCGATATTGGCTTCGATCTTGAGACACTCATTCAGCCCGCTGTCGATCTCCTCGATGTAGTTTCCGTTGTCGTCGACGCGAACGTGACGAAAATCGGCTTGTGCTACGTCAATCGCAATGCGAGTGTAGATCGAGGCGATGATCGTTCGCTCATTCGAGATGAAGAGGCGGGTTCGATCCGGTCGGGAGGCCCCGTAACTGGCCGGGCCAAGAAACGGCGTCTGTCCAGTAAATCGATCCTCTTCGTTTCGAAATACGTTCCAGGCCTGCTTCAAGCGTTCCCGTACGCTAACCATAACTCACCTCCCGTCCTTAGTTAGTTCGTAAACCCAGTCTTCTAGGTTTCCGTAACCTGGGGCAAACCCGAGGTCCTTGTCCTTTTTGAAGCCGATCTTTGAGTAAATATGCTTGGCTGGAGCCGCGTTAGAAGGAACCTGAAGTCGGACCTCGGTTATGTCAGTCTTCTTCTTAGAGGCCTCGATCAGTCCTCGAATGGCGGTCTCGCTATAGGCCTTACCTTGATGACTTGGAGCGATCTCTAACCACTCGCCACGAACAGCATGCGGTCCGTCGTGCCACACTTGGAACGCGCCGACTTGTTCGCCTGCCGTGTTATGGATTCGCATCTCATAGGCGTAACCCTCAGGTTTGCGGCCCACTAACCTACCCGCAGCTATCGCAAGAGGTCCTGGGTCAGCTCTGTGAATTGTTAGGACGTCCCCATTTGGAGCTACAACGCGCGTCTTAGAACCCACCGGAGCTGCGTTAGCCACGCTTTCTCGGTACTCGGCTTTTCGAACGCCCCACTTCATGCCCTTGACACCAAAGTGTTCGAGCTCCGTCATGAGTACCTCCTCTCTAGCGAGGATTGATAGAATTCATCGTATTGTTCCTTGACCAGCGGCCAAATAACCTTCCGAATGTCGTCAAGATTCTTGACGCTGTCCGACATGCTCTTCGGAACGATGACCTCGTGCGAGATAGGCCGGCTAGAATGGTCAGTTCTTCCTTCAGGATCTACAAAGCGTGCTGCAACTTTACCATCGCCGAAACGCTCGAAGAGTTCCTTAGACTGAATATCACTTGAGAGTGGAGAACGCTCGTACTCCGGAAGCGCGTCCGGAAGTCCGCCCTTTTCCAAGAATCGAACCCCAAGATTCTTCCCACGAGAGGCATGCACCACTGCAGTTGGCTCTTGGAGGGCGATCTTCTCGGCCACCTTCTTTCCTGCGGAAACCTTGGGGGAATCATAGGTTAGCGGGCCTTCTTGCTGCATCTTGTACGCAACAAATGCAGCACCAGCTGCAGCAGTAATCGCAGCCGTCCCGATCAGAACCTTCTTGGCGTTCTCCTTGCGCTTGGTAATCTGTTCGGGCGTGCGAGGCGTCTTTGACGAGCCCTCGGGACCGTCCTTTCGAACACCCCATCGCATACCCTTAACACCGAAGTGAATAAGATCCGACTCGTCCATGTTTCACCTCCTGTCGTTACCCCTGAGCGGAGGCGTAGAGAAGCCCGACGGCAGCAGCACCAAGAGCGGCCCAAGAAACTCCGCCGACCCACTTCTCACCGGTGGTGTACTGCTTAGAGAGCTTGAAGTCTTCGCCCTCGTAGAACTCCTTCTCCAGCTTGCGCATGCTCTTCTCGGCCGCGTCCTGCCCCTTGGCAGTGCGAGCCACCATGAACTCCGCTGTGGCGTTCTGGTATGCGTACTTGCGGGCGCCCTGACGTACACGGGCGTTGAGGATGGCGTCCGTTCGTTCCTTACCCTTGAGTTTGGCCGGGCCACCACTTCCGCCACCGGAATCGTCCGGCTTACGAACGCCCCACTTCATGCCCTTGACACCGAAGTGCGCAAGAGCCTCTTCGCTTGTAATATCGGTTGTCATTCGAAAGCCTCCTTGTTGGCTTTGAAGGCTACGTATGCGTCCATAAGAGCGGAGACGTTGTCAATCTTCTCGTCCATCCGCTTCTTCAGAAGCTTTCGGTTGCCATTGGTGTCCTCTTGCGTGATTGCGTTGCCCATGGTGAAAGACATGAGCTTCTCATCAAATATGAGCGCCCTCTGCTCAGCCAGCTTCTTAAGCTCACCAAGCGGGACGGACTCAGTCTTCGCACCCTGGATCACCTTGTCGACCCCGAAGGGTCCGTTCTCGGCGATGTAACGCTCGACGAATTCCTTAGCGTTGTAAGGGTCGTAACCGAGAGCTCGGATGTCATAACCCTTTTCATTAATATGCGCTTCGAGGTCGTCATAGACTTGCATCATGTCTAGGACGGTGCCGGGGAACACATGAAGTGTGCCCTCGGACAGGAACTCGTCATACTTCGCGCGCAAGGCGCCCGGGAGCTTCATAAGCGTGTACTCGGTGATGTAGCTTCGAGTCTTTACGCCGAACTGTTCCCTTGGAAGAGGGAACAGGAACGTGAACGCACAGAAGTCATCACCCTGCGACAGGTCCGCGCCAATCGCGCAAGGGAGCTGCCAGAAGAGACGATGACGGTGGGGTTTGGTCTCCTCGTACGTGAAGAAGTACGTAAAGCCTTCCATTGGGATGCCGAACCTCTTTGCGAGGATGTCGTTGCGTGTTGCTGGAGCAGCTTCCGCACGCTCGACGTCCTGTTGGTACACCTCGTACGAAACCGTGATGCCAATGTTCGGGTTAGCCTTGATCCACATCTCTGGTTGGTTGACTTCCTCTACCTTGTCGAGACGGTAGTAAAAGATCGAGATGTGTGGCGCAACGAAGTCGCCCTTAAGGATGGAAAGTAGTTCCATTTTGATAGTGTCACCAGCACCGTTTCGAACGGTGCCTTCAGAGCTGATGGCAACGATGAGATACTCTTCGTGCTTCGAAGCGCCCTGCTCAATTGCTCCGATGACGTCCTCTCTGATGTCGCCAGACAGCCACTCATCAACCGTGCTGTACTTGGGTCGGAGACCCTGAAGCTTGTTGATGGTCATTGGACGAATCTCGAGCAGCGATCCGGTCAGGAAGTTCTCTACGCCACGCTTGGTGGAGGTGAGCTTAACTCGAGTTGCCCTAGACCCGGTGGTGTTCTGAAGCGAGCCCTCTGTCAGGAACTTAAACAGAGGGCCCTTGGCCCTAGTGATGGACGTCCTAATGGGCGACATCACTTCTTCGGCCTGCTTCATAGTAGGTGCCGTTGTGATCTGGTGCGTCGTGGAGGTGTCGACGTTGAGGAAGTAGTTCTGAAGGAAGCTTGCGTACATCGACTTAGCCGACCCACGCGCGACGATCAGGTACTGCTTCTTAGTCAACCTAAGCTTCACTCGCTTGGTCACGTGGTGACCTGACTTACCATGCTCTCCGGGAACGTAAACGCTCCGGTCGACGAAGTAGAACCACGAGAGGAGTTGCTCCGCCCATAGCTTGAAGCTTTCGAGCAACCTAAGATCTCCGCCATCTGTTAGTGTTAGCTCGTTCTCGCAATAGAGAATGAAGCCGTCGATGGCTCGGTCGTCGTAGTAGATGTTTGGGTTTTCGATGAGTGCGTCGATGCGGTTCATCTCCAGTGAGATGTTCTCATTGACAGGAATCTCGCCTCTGAGCACAGCATCTCTAAACAGCCCGTAATAAATAGGCGTCGCCGTATTGGACAACCCCATCGCTAACCCCCTTTCTACTTCTTCTTCGGGTTCTTAAGACCCTTGCTCTCGAGTAGATCGCCTACTGCCTTGGAGATGACGTCGTTGATGGCCTTCTTGATCTGCGTCCGCATGATGTCGCCAGCAAACTTCGCCGCACCATTACCAATCTTTGCGCCCGCAGACGGGCCCTGCAGTCTAGAATACTGCTGCTCGAGGTTGAGGCGAGTAACGTACTCCTGAAGTTCCTGATTAGACAGCGCAGCGGTACCCTTGGCCTTGATGACCTTAGCGTGCGCGTCAGCCTTTCGAGCATCAGCAGATGCGCCCTCGGAGGATCGACTCAGCTTTCCGCCCGAGTCACCGCTCTTCTTGACGCCCCACTTCATACCCTTGACACCGTAGTGAATCAGGGCATCAGAGTCGGCTCCACTGGCGGTTGCCATGCGATTCCCTCCCTGTAGACGTTGATGCGCCACTCCAGCTCCTGGATCTGCTCCTTGACGGCTGTGATGGCGTATGAGGAAGTTGGAGGATCGAAGAGAAGGCGGACTCGGAGAAAGACATAGGTCTTTACCGAGTTAAGCCGAGGATCTCCTTCGAGGAACTGGGACCACAAGGCTGTGGCGTCCTCGATCATGAAGCCGTTAGGTGGCCCGACCCCAAGCTGATTCAGCGTGGAGAATACCGAGTTGATGTGAGTAATCACATCGAGATCGAAAGCCGGATCTTCAGGCGCAATGTTAAGAATCTTCTTGATGCTCTTGAGGATGCTATCTTCCATGGTGGTCACCTCCTTAAAACTGGTTCCATTTTGACAGTTGGTGAAGAACTAGAGATGCGCCTCGCCCTGAACCCGACGAATGGCAGCAACGTTCTGCTCGAGACGATCGACATCTCGTCGCAGCTCCTTGACCTCAAGGGTCGAGAGGAGAAGCTTCTGGAGAAGACCGCCGACAGTGATGCCCTGCTTCTCGAAGTCCGGACCGAGCGCCTTGCCGACGCCAGTGCCCTTGAGCTCGATGACCTGATTCAGATCGAGTGCCACGTCATACTCCTTGTCGTTGAGGTGCTTGTCGTTGTTACGGTTGTAGACGAAGTGCCAAGGCTCGTTTGCAACGGTGTCCTTGACGAAGCCGTAGTCTTGGTGGGCACGAAGCCAGGTGCGAGCAGGTTCGGCGATGTCAACCGCATTGCCCTTCTCGTGATAGGAAGCATCGGAGCCGGGGTAAGCTGCGGTTGCCGCAAGCTCGCCGTTCTTGTACTTCCACCACAGCTCCCACTGCTCGGCGTTGGTGCGGCCGGCGTCGGAGAGACTCCCGCCGGGCATTCCCGCTGCCTTAGCTCGCTCGTATGCTGCGGCCGCCGCTGGGATGAGCCAGCCAGGCTTGTTGTTTCGACGATTGATGTCAGAGATCGTCTTCTTAGTCAGGGTCACGCTGCACCCCCTTCTGTTTGTCACCAAAGCTTCGTGTCGCCAGCCGTTCGCTCAGTAACTCCGCGGAAGAGCTGTGACTTATCGCCGTAGTGAATGGCATTGTGCGTCTTGTGGCACGTTGTGATTAGGAATTCTGGCTCTAGAATAGCTTCGTTTCCATGCCTAATGTCGTCGACCGACATGGGGTTCATGTGGTGAATAACGAGCTTGGCGAAAACTTCGAAACCTTCTATGCCCAAATCACACCCGTTATCACGGGCAATAACATGCTGTCTAACCTGCTTCCACTCCCTTGAGGTGTAGAATTGCTGGTTCATATAGCGATCAAAACCGAAAGTAATGTCGCCGACCATTCCATTGAGACTCAAATAATCAAACCGCTCGTCGAAGGTCTCAAGGCGCCGAAGTTCCGAGTAAGTCCTAGTCGTCAAAGACATCTAGAATCTCCTGGCCCGAATACGCCTTCATCGCATTGAGTGCCTCGCCGTACATCTCCTCGACACGCTTCATAGAAGAGATGCTGTCAATCTTGGCGTCGAGTAGTGCAGTCTCGCGCGCAAGCTTAGCCTGCTCGAGTCGTTCTCGACTGGAAGCAAGCTTCAAATAATGAGAGACCACCTGAGCGGATGCTGTACCTTCGAGTAGCTGCTTCTCAGCCAAGTCGAAGGCCAAAGAAATGAGCTGGTTCTCTCTGGCGTCTGGAGTGGTGGCTGGTGGTCTCCGCTTTCGGGGTGGTTCGTCAGGCCTTTGGCGGGTTACCATGGCACCTCCTCCCGGTTGGACATGGGATTGCTTCCAGAAAATATCCCCCCGGAGCAATTTTTAGT